ATCGAAGGTGGCGTTAAGAACGCTAACCAACGTGTTTACCCTGTGAGTGAAATTCAAAAAGCTGTCGCATCTATTAATGAACAGATCAAAGGCGGCTATTCGGTGCTCGGTGAAGTTGATCATCCTGAAGGTCTTAACATTAACCTCGATCGTGTTTCACACATGATCGAGCAGATGTGGTGTGAAGACTCAAAAGGGCTTGGCAAGCTTAAAATCTTGCCAACCCCAATGGGATGCCTAGTTAAAACAATGCTTGAAAGCGGCGTTAAGCTAGGCGTTTCTAGTAGAGGTTCAGGTAACGTAAGTGAAGACGGTAGCGGCAACGTAAGCGATTTTGAAATCGTAACTGTTGACATTGTAGCACAACCGAGTGCTCCGAGTGCTTACCCAAGTCCAATTTACGAACACCTAATGAACACTAAAGGCGGATACAGGGCACTACAAATGGGCAAAGAAGTCGTTAACGACGCTAAGGCACAGAAATACCTAAAAGAATCGTTGGTTAATATAATCAACGGTCTCCAATAACAGGAGAATAATATGTTGGATGCACTAAAAACATTATTTGAAGGTAATGTAATATCGGAAGAAATCCGTGCAGACATCGAAGAAGCGTGGGACAAAAAGCTTCACGAAAACAAGATGCAGGTAACTGCTGAGTTACGTGAAGAATTCGCACGCAAATACGAGCACGACAAGCAGACAATGGTTGAAGCTGTTGATCAAATGCTTGGTGAATCACTTGCTGAAGAAATTGCTGAATTCCAAGAAGATCGTAAGCAACTCGCAGAAGCTAAAGCAAAGTATGCTGTAGCTATGCGTGAAAACGCTGACAAGCTTGAAGGATTCATTATGGAACAGCTAAGTGCTGAAGTTTCCGAACTACATGAAGATCAAAAAGTAGTAGCAGCTAAATTCGAAAAGCTAGAAGAATTTGTTATTGAAGCTCTTACTAAAGAGATTTCTGAATTCTACAGCGATAAGAAAGACCTAGCTGAAACTAAGGTTAAACTAATGCGTGAATCAAGAAACGCATTTAACGAAGTAAAGAAAGACTTCGTTCAGAGCAGTGCGCAACTTGTTAACAAAGTTGTTAGTGAATCACTTAAGAGCGAACTATCGCAACTTAAAGAAGATATCACAATCGCACGTCAAAATGATTTTGGACGCAGACTGTTTGAATCCTTCCAGCAAGAATATGTTGGTAGTCACTTAAACAAAAAGTCCGAAACAGCAAGACTCTTAAACGTTGTATCTGAAAAAGACGCAAAGCTTAAAGAGGCAGCGAAGGCGGTTGCTGACGCCAAAAAGCTATCAGAAAGCAAGAACACTGAAATCAAGCTTCTGAAAGAGAGCATGGAACGTAAAGACAAGGTTGATGGTCTTCTAGCTCCACTTAACGTGAAGCAGAAAGAGATCATGAGCGATTTACTAGAAAGCGTTCAAACCAACAAGCTCGAGTCAGCGTTTAACAAATACTTACCTGCGGTAATTGAAGGGGACACTCCTAAGCCTGCGGTTAGTAAAAAGGCACTAAATGAAGGCACAGAAATAACAGGCAACAAGACAATTATTAATAACAGTTCTACAGCAGAGGCAGAGAGCAACGTAGTTGATCTCAAGCGTCTTGCAGGCTTAAAATAAGGAGAGACCAAAAATGTCAGAACTACTAGAAGGACGTTGGAACGACACCAAGGTGGCGTTACTTGAAGGCCTAGCAGGCAACAAGAAGTCCGTAATGGAAGCAACTCTTGAAAATACTCGCAAGTATCTTTCTGAGAGCGCAACAGCTGGCGCTACATCTGCTGGTAACGTTGCAACCCTTAACCGTGTGATTCTTCCTGTAATCAGACGTGTAATGCCAACAGTTATCGCTAACGAACTAGTTGGTGTACAGCCAATGACTGGTCCAGTTGGTCAGATTCATACCCTACGTGTTCGCTACAGCGACACTGCTGGTACTGGCGCATCTGGTGCAGTAGCTGGTGAAGAAGCACTTAGCCCATTCAAGATTGCTGAAGCTTACTCCGGTAACGCTACTACTGCTAAAGCAGATAGCACAGCAGCACTTGAAGGTTCCGCTGGTAACCGTCTAAGCATTCAGATCCTAAAGCAGACAGTTGAAGCTAAGTCTCGTAAGCTATCCGCTCGCTGGACCTTTGAAGCTGCTCAGGACGCCCAGTCTCAGCACGGTATTGATGTTGAAGCAGAAATCATGGCTGCTCTAGCACAAGAAATTACCGCTGAAATCGACCAGGAAGTACTAGGTTCCCTAGACACACTTGCTGGTACAGCAGTTGAAACATACGACCAAGCAGCAGTATCCGGTACAGCTACTTTCGTTGGTGATGAGCACGCAGCACTTGCTGTTCAGATCAACAGAGCAAGCAACCTAATTGCTCAGCGTACACGTCGTGGCGCTGGTAACTGGGCAGTTGTAAGTCCTCTAGCACTTACAATTCTTCAGTCCGCAACTACTTCTGCTTTTGCTCGTACAACTGAAGGTACTTTCGAAGCACCAACTAACACTAAGATGGTTGGTACTCTTAACAACGCT